GGCGTCTGTCGTTGTTTAGGCTTACCATGTTGCTGATTAGCTCTGGATAACCTGGTGCTGCAATAGTGTTAAAGATTCTTGCATCTTCACGAAGCTCTGTGCTTGCATCAAGTGCAGATTTCATTGCTGTTGCAACAATCTGTCTTACTGCCTTACGTCCAAACTTTGATCCACTTACTGTTACCCATGCATCCTTTTCTGTAGGAAGTGTTGGATAAAGTGTTGTGTCACTAAAGTTAGTGCGTGAGAAGTAGTTACTCTTAAACTGCTTTACACCATATGTACTACGGCGTGTGTTAAACAGTAGCATACCGCGAGGGTAAATTGATGGATCAGGACGATCAATATCAACTGTATCACTTGTTAGTAGACTTGCAGTTGTTGCAATTGTGCCAGTTACAACGTCTGTTGTTGTGTCACCGATAAAACGTGCATCTCCGAAAATAATACCATTTTCAGTTGTTGTATCTGTTTTATCAATTGCTACCCAACGTGCTTCGCCGCTTACTGTTTGGCGTCTGTAAAGTGCTGGATAGTTTTCCAAGTCACTTGTGTCAATCCACAAATCACCGTTAACTAGTGCAGTACTATCAACTTGTGTAGTTGGCTCAGTAGTACTAAAGATAACACCTGTTGCATCAGTTTGTGAAAGATCAAATCCACGAGCATCATTTGAGTCGTTTTGATAACCTTTCCAAGTTGTACCGTTGTGTACCATAATGTCTGCTTCAAATCCGCCTGCATACCAATAAGTGTTGTCTGTTGGATTTGCACTTGGTGAACTAGTTGCTGCAGTGTATGTATCTGCAATCCAGTTACTTACAATAAGGTCGCTGTTATTACCTGCACGAACCTGCTTAGTAGTAATTGCTGTACTAATACCTGCATCTGCTAGTGGAGTACCACTTGTGTCTTTAAGTACAATCACACCGCCTAGTGCATGTGTAATTACCAAGTAACCGCCTGAGTTAACACTTGCACTAACGTTTGCAACGCCTGCACCGTTAATATCACTTGCAATGTCTGCAATGCCTGTGCCACTTACTGTAACTGTTACTGCACTTGATAGTGCTGTGCTGTTTGCTGCACTTGCACTGATTGTAAATGTATCACTACCTGTTAGCGGTGCTGCCGCATTAATTGTACCAGTTACACTCAATGCACCTGCGCTATAACGCTTGAACAACTTATAAGTTACTGTGTCATTTTCACTTACGTCATACTGTACATAAAAACTGCCTGCTGTAATAGCACTGCCGCCTGTTGTGTCTAGATTCTTTAGTGCAGTCTGATCATTTTCATATGCTGGAGCACTGCCGCCAACAAATGCCGCTGTGCTTGTGCTGTATGTACTAACGTCTGCTAGGAATCCGCTGTTACTGCTTGTAGTTTTAACCCATACACTGCCTGTTGGGCGAGGTGTTGTGTCTGTTGACTTCCATGCTGGAACAGTGTAATGTGGATCTTGTGCAATCTTTGGTCTTGCATATGTGCCTGCTGTTAAGCCTGCATCTGTAAGTATTGTACCAGTGTTATTAGCAAGAATAATCTGCTCACTTGCTGCACTGCTTGTTGCATAAAGTTCAATCTTGTTACTTACTACCGCTGCAGTGACGCCTGTGATTGCTGCAGTGTTAATATCACTTGCAAGCGTTGTCACTGATGTGCCTGTTAGTGTAACTGTTGATCCGTTAATATCAATGCTGTTACCCAGTGTTAGTGTTGGGCTTGCTACTGTGCCAGCAATTGTAGCATGTGCAACCTGCCATGCTGCACCACCTACTAGTACCCACGCATTACTGCGGTTCTTGTAGTAAACAGGATTGCTGGTGTTTGTTGCAACCAATGCATAATCACCAATTGCACCAATTGAAGTCTTTGGAACACCGCCTGTTAGATCAGTTGTACTTGTAATAACTGTTGGCACTTTGTTGGTAAATGCACCTGTGCTTTGGTTCCATTCAAAAATACCCCAGCGTGTATCTGTGCTCATGTCCCACCAAACTGTGCTTGCTGTAGGGTTGCCTAGTGGACGACTTGTGCTTTGTGCTAGTTCTGCAAGGTCAACATCTGCACGGATAACATATGCTCTGTTGCTTACACCAAGTAAACTGTATGCTGCCATCAATCCATATTCATTAAGTTCGTAACCATTAATTGGTGTACCACTTGCTGTATTGTAAAATGTTGGATTACCAAAGGTCGCTGTAAGTTCTCTTTGACTTCCAATTAAAAATGTCTTACCAGCATTTGCTGCAGTCGTTCCTGACGCTGTGCCTGTGCCAGTGCCGCTTGTTTTATCTTGTGCAGTTGCAACAACAATCGCTGCTACTGTGCCTGCTGCTGATGGTGCATAGTTACTTTCGTCAATTACTGTAACTTCTACTCCAGGTGATATTAGTGCCATGTTTTTCTTCCTCAATCAAGGTTTTATAATTCGTTATAACTATTTATAAGAACACCCTAAAAATACCCGTATTTGACAAATCCCTTTAAAGGTCCGCTAAATAATAGCATGCAACGCCCTATTTGTGAGTCTTGCGGACAACGTCCTAGAGCAATAAACTACTATAAAGACGATAAAGTTTTTTATAGGAAGAAATGTGAACAGTGCTTAAAATTGCATAAGCCTGTAAAGCCACTATGGGTCGATAGTGGATACAAAGTCAAACGAAATTGCGAGGCTTGCGGATTTAAGCCTAGTATAAGAAGTCAAGTTACTGTGTTTTATATTGATGGAAATTTAAATAATGTTTCTAATCGCAACTTAAAAACAGTTTGCTTAAATTGTAATGCTGAACTAGTTAATACGGGATGGCGCCGAGGCGACTTAACACCTGACGATTAAGTTCAGCTAGTGTACTGTTGTTTTCAATCACTACATCTTTTCTGCTTTTGATCCAACGCCATTCGCTTGGGTGTATTTCTGCAGGTTCTACACCTGTAATTTCATATTTAATAAGCCACTCTGGAGTGCGACCACGCTGCACTTCCCATACTTCCCCGCCGATGTCACGCAGCATAGCAATCTCATTTTCAAAACGCACATCAGGCACTACATAGTTACCTGGATTATCCAGTATAGTTTTTTTAAGTAGGCTTACCCAGACTCCGTCATCAAAGCCATTACGCATGCAATCAGTACCAAATAACTGAAGCACCAGACGAGGAGTGACTTCCATTTTCGTTTCAGCACTCCAAAAGTCGTCTCGTTGTTCACGCCAAGTTCTTGACTCATCAGTGTCTCCTTCCAGCATTGCACGATCCCATCCAAAGATTGTACTTACGCCATCTTTGAGTTTGTCAGCAAAACTTACTTTTTTAAATCCTTGGTCGACTAGAATATCAGCGACAGTTCCTTTACCGGAACCAATCAATCCGCAAATTCCTATAATCATTAAGTCCTCTTATTAGCCAATAATAAATGAGAGTGGATCACTACCGTCAACATAGTTGCGTAGTTCTTCATCGAGTTTGTCTATTTCAACTTGTGCTTCTGCTTTAAGTGCATCACCATTTAGACTTGTGCCGCCTTGTGGTCCTGCAATAGTACTAAACTTTGATCTTGCTTCGCCTAGTGTATACTTTGCAAGTGCTAGTGCATAGTCTTGGATCCATGGACCAGCATGTCTGTCCTGTAACAATCTTGCTTCTGGACGCAGGTTGTAGGTCCATAGTACAATCTGCTCACCGCTTGCACTAAACTTTCTGAGCAATGTAATCTTTTTAGTAACAGGGTTAAATTCAAAGTTAACAAAGCCGCCAAATAGTCTAGCACTTAATTCCTGATACTGGTAGTACATTTCATATGTTGCCATACCGCCAATACGACCACTTTGCAACAAATAAGTATTCTGAAATGCTGCTTCAAACGGTTCAAACTGTGTGCCAGTATCACTACTACCACTGCCAACACTGCGTCTAAATGCTTGACGCACTTCTTCGATCTCGTCTGGCAGTGTGTACTCTTGCTGCTCTGTGACAACACTTAGAAATACATATGAACTCTCATATGCGTTTTGACTGCGCTGACGAAAACGCTTTAATGCTTTGTCAATGCTATTGTCATAGTGTTCCGGATCAAGTTCAACATCTACCATGCCATCGCCTAGGCGATAACGGATATAGTCTACTGTGTCTGCTCTTAGTGATGCTAGTGTTGCCATAGTGTATTCCTTCTATACACTATTTATTACTTTACTGCTTTAAGGATTACAGTATCAGCATTAAAGCGTCCATTCATCTTTGTTTCAACACCTTTAATGTTGTCTAAGAACTTACGCAGTTGTACTTTGCCGCTCTTGTTAAAGTCTGCTAGTTGCTGTTCTGGCTTACGCAGTGTTTTTGCTACACTTGCATTAGCATTAAAGAACTGCAGTGTAGTACCTTTAACTTGAAACTGTTGTGCATCCTCTGCAACATACTTGCCTAGTTTGCGTGTTTTAGTATTAAACACCCACACTTCCGTAGCACCTATAATATCCACAGGATTTATGCTGGCTACTTTATACTTTTCGTCGGTTTTACAATATTTCATTTTTGCAACCAACTTGTCAGCACTCTTAGGCTTGGGTGATCTAGTCTTACGAGTTGCTTTGCTTTCTTGTGTAATCAAATCACAAGCACCAATAATACCTTGGAACAATGCAACACCACGTTTGATGGCTGCTTTGTCCAAGTGTGCATAGCCTTCACGCAAATCCTCGTCTTGTTCACGAGCAGGTTGCTGTAGTATAATATACTCTGCAAGTATTCCTTCGTAAAAAGCACGGATATGTCTTGCGTGTGCTTGATTAACATTTAGTTTACGGAACAGTTTAACAGCATCCAATCCTTTGAACTTGTCTGGATCGGCAATAAAGTCATCAACTGCTTCTTCAATCTCAGCAATAATGTTGCCACTTGCTTCTTTGATACGCTCTTGGATGCTGGGAACATAAACATTCTTAGGCTTTTCTGCTTCCACTGCTTTAATTTCTTCTGCAATAGATTTGCCTTGCTCCTCAAGATTCTCAAAGTAGCCTGTCATATATTGTATAGTAGACTCAGGTGCAGTTTGTCCTGCATTTTGCCAATGACAAAATGTTGCGACATGACTCTTGTAGAGATTGTATTCTTTGTTTTTGAGAATAAGGCGTGCTTTTTCTTTGTCAAACACACGCTTTACATATGCCTTAACAATCGCAGCACAGTCCTTGTTGTCTACTTCAAAGTTA